CTTCAGTTCTGGTTCTGCAGAAACCCCGGTTTAGCACTCCCCCTTATTGCTCTTCAATACCACGAGGTCAAACTTAACATCAAATTCTGCGCCACCGACGCAGATGGTGCCGAAGTATGGTGCGACTACATTTTCCTTGACACTGACGAGAGACGCAGATTCGCTCAGGTCAGCCACGAATACTTAATCGAACAGGTCCAATACAACAATGGTGTAGCAGCCAAAAATGATGTCCAGACTGAACTCAGATTCAACCACCCAGTCAAAGAACTTATATGGCAAACAAGAGGTTCTGGCGCATGCTGCAACTCAAATGAAGGCGTAGCAGGTGTATGCACTGCTTTATTACAGCTTAACGGTCACGACCGCTTCAGAAAACGTGAAGGTGAATATTTCTCCACCGTTCAGAGATACGAGCACCACACTGGCGCCAACTCTGGTATAACTTCTTTGACTGCCACCTGCGTCAATGCAGGTGAAATTTACATGTACTCTTTCGCGCTCAAACCAGAAGAACACCAACCATCAGGAACCTGCAATTTCTCCAGAATCGACAACGCAGTCTTAAACCTTGATATTCTTACTGACGTCACTACCACTTCCGGAAACAAAATGACAAACAATGGTGTCTTAGATGTATACGCCGTCAACTACAACGTCCTCAGAATCATGAGCGGTATGGGCGGTCTCGCATACTCTAACTAAGTCTTCTATCTTAAAATTACTAATAAAAAATTTCTATTAGTTTTTTTTTAATTTTCGCAAAATTATTTTCTTGTATATATATATTAACAATGGGAGGCGGACTTATGCAATTAGTAGCTTACGGCGCACAGGACATTTATCTTACAGGAAACCCACAGATTACCTTCTTCAAGGTAGTTTACAGAAGACACACTAACTTCGCAGTAGAATCAATCGAACAGACCATCAATGGTTCGGTTAGTAAAGGCAGCAAAGTTTCAGTTACAGTAGCAAGAAACGGTGATCTCTTAAGCCGTGTTTACATTCAACTCAAGGGAACCCTTGGAACTGAATCTGGTTTTGACACAGTTGATTACGTAGAAGTAGAAGTTGGCGGTCAAGTTATCGACAAACACTACGGCCAGTGGATGAAGATCTGGTGTGATCTTACCCATGGCGGAGATAAAAAAGCCATGTTAAACGATATGTTATGCTCTGGCGCAAACTGTGGATGTGGAGTAGGGAGTGACACTACATTAACAACAATTCCACTTCAGTTCTGGTTCTGCAGAAATCCAGGTTTAGCACTTCCCCTTATTGCTCTTCAATACCACGAGGTAAAACTTAACATTAAATTCTGTGACGTTGCCAGCGCAAGCGCTGAAGTATGGTGTGATTACATTTTCCTTGACACTGACGAGAGACGCAGATTCGCTCAGGTCAGCCACGAATACTTAATCGAACAAGTCCAATACAACAATGGAGTCGCCTTCGCTGAGGATGTCCAGACTGAACTTAGATTCAACCACCCAGTCAAAGAGCTTATATGGCAAACCAGAGACACCGCATCATGCTGTGGTAACAGGCCTGGTCTCGCGGGAACATGCACTGCTGTATTACAGCTTAACGGACACGATCGCTTCAGAAAACGTGAAGGTCAATATTTCTCAACCGTCCAGAGATACGAGCATCACAGTGGTGCTCCAACAGGAAGAAACCACACCGAACCTGTGGAATTTAGAACTGCGGAAAAACAAATCTGGGAGCAGATTGGCGCTGGCACCATCGACCTCGCCACAGGCACAGGGGACATCCACACTGAATTACAAGCCCTTAGATATGCTACTGCAAAAGGCGAGGCTACTAAGAACTTAGTCGACACTTTCAACCAACTCAGCTCAAACCTCGGCATCACTGTAGCTGCCCAGTCTACTGCTGCTGAAGTAGCGAAATTCAATGACGCTAACCTCGTCTATCCTTGCGTTAATGCCGGTGTAGTTTACATGTACTCTTTCGCACTCAAACCAGAAGAACACCAGCCATCAGGAACATGCAATTTCTCCAGAATTGATAACGCCGTCTTAAATGTAGAAAGAACCTCCGTTGGTGCCGTCTTAGACGTATACGCTGTCAACTACAATGTACTCAGAATCATGAGTGGCATGGGTGGTCTCGCATACTCTAACTAAATTTCTTTTAGAAAATAACTTATATAGAAAAATACTAAAATTTTTATATTAGTTTTTTTTACTTAATAATAATATCACACTATATTAACTAATGGGTGGAGGAGCTCTTATGCAATTAGTAGCCAATGGCTCTCAAGATGTTTATTTAACAGGTAATCCCCAAATAACTTATTTTCGTGCTGTATACAAAAGATACACAAATTTCGCTAAAGAAACTATTTTACAGAATACAACCGGCACTTTAACTCAAGGTTCTAAATTTTCAGTCATACTTGGACGCCATGGCGATTTGCTAAGTGGAGTTACCGCAGTTATTAAAAGAAAAAGGTTTAAAGTGAATAAAAGTATATTACAGCAAATAGATTCTTCTTGGACGTGTGACGGTAAGTTCTATTATCCATCAGCAGGGTATAACTTTTTAGAATATGTAGAAGTTGAGATTGGTGGTCAAATTATTGATACTCAATATGGAGACTGGTTAAATGTATGGACTGATTTAACAGAACCACTAGATAAGAAATTTATTTTAAACCAAATGCTTTATAGTAAATCCGGTTTTATACCAAGAAATGCTGATATTTACAATGATGGTGATATTTATTTACCACTTAAATTTTGGTTTTGTACTAATCCTGGATTAGCATTGCCGTTAATAGCTCTTCAATATCATGAAGTTAAAATAAATTTTTCATTAACACCATCTAGTTTTTCATCTGGTAAAACTGTTTATGTTGATAAAGAAAATTTAGGTTCAATAAGTAATAGTCTTGATATGAAACAAGCACTGGCAGGAACTGATATCTCCAATAATCACGTGCACAACTTAGAAAATAAAGTAGTTGTAACTATCTCTCCTGAAAAGAATATTATAGATGATTTAGATGTTTACGCAGACTATATTTATTTAGATACAGAGGAACGAAGAAAATTTGCCAAAGTAAAACACGAGTATCTTTTTGAACAAATACAGACACAAGGTCCTAAATCAATACCCACTACATCCATAAGAGAAGCAGTAACATTACGATTTAATCATCCAGTAAAAGAATTAATTTGGATTATAGATAATTCTTCAGTTGGAGCTTGTGGAGTATCCTCTACTGGTGAAAGACGTTTTGAAATAATAAAAAGTGGGTTATTACAACTTAATGGTAAAGACAGGTTTAAAGTTAGAAAAGGAACTTATTTCACAATAAAACAACGATATGATCACCACTCAGGATCTCCTTTAAAATATTTATTTGAGGCAATTTATTCAGGAGATCTGCGCAATTTTAAGAAAAATTGGGATCAATTCAGTGCTTTTAATATTCCTAGTGAAGCTATACATACCTATTCTTTTGCATTAAATCCAGAAAAAACTGTTCCATCGGGCACCTGTAATTTCTCAAGATTAGATAATGTTGTATTAGAACTAGAATTTTACGGTACAGATGCGTCAAATTCATGTGAAGGAAGTGTATTACCATGCACTCATCCTACCCCAAATTTTAGAAGTCTTTGGGTCTTTGCTATTAATTATAATGTTTTAAGAATAATGAGTGGTATGGCTGGATTAGTTTATTGTAATTAAATTATAAATATTTATAAACATAAAGGTTTTTATAAATTTATAATATATATCTAATGGGTGGAGGACTAATTCAATTAATGGCTGTAGGGCCTCAAAATAAAAAAATGTGTGGAAATCCAAAAGTATCTTTTTTTAAACACGTATATAATCAATATTGTAACTTTGGTGTAGAGTGGTTTTATCAATATTTCGAAGGTAATAAAACATTTGGGAAAACAATTAAATGTATTTTAGACAAAAAAGGAGATTTATTAAGGAATATGTATATCGTATTCGAGGTTTCGAGTAATACAGTTAATATTCCTAAATTAGGACTAAGATTAATAGACTCTGTTGAGATACAAATCGGAGGACAGCCTATTGATAAACATTATGGGGAATGGCTCGATATATGGACACAGCTAACTGCCTCAAAGGGACAGTATGAAATATTCAAAACACTTATTAATGATAGGGATAGTTCCAATATATTTAATTCATCTTCCGCTTCTTCAAAATGTGGTTCAACAACCCAATTCAAAAGAGTATTTGTTCCACTTTCTTTTTGGTTTAATAATAACCCCGGTTTGGCCTTACCACTCATCGCGCTTCAGTATCATGAAGTAGTATTATACTTAAAAATTAAATCCTTAGAAAATTTAGATGTATATACGTATTCAAATGACATAGGCCCAGTTATAGCAAATAGTAATAATATACCCCAGAAATTATCTGGCTCTCAATTAGAAAATATTTCTGGCGACGATATTTCTGGATTAAATGTATCTGGTGGCGAGAATTTTTTATCAACACCAATAAATAGGAGTAATAATAAATGGCATAAAGTCCCTTTCGAGGGAGAAATAAATGAAATATATATGATGTGTGAATATATATTTTTAGACCCAAAAGAAAAGAAATCTTTTACATCAGGAAACCTAGAATATCTAATAACACAAGTTCAATGTTCAAATAAAATTGATTTAAATGAACTTAGTTCGGCCGCGCCTACTGGAAGTGACGAATTTACATTACAATTTAACCACCCAATAAGTGAATTAATATGGACTGTCTATCCTAGTTGGTTAGACAACTTACTTTTTTACAAAAATATGGATAATTCTAATACATTAACCAGTATAGAGTTATTTGCTAATAATTCCCGCATAACTGAAATAGATGAACCAGAATTATATAGCCTCTTAGGGCCTTTCCAAAATCACTTATGTGGTGGATTATTTAGCGGCTGTTGTAAAAATAACTTAAATGGGGGATTTTATGTTCATTCATTTGCCCTCCACCCTTCGTCTCACCAGCCTACAGGGAGCCTAAACTTCTCAAAGCTTAATAGTTTTGCAATAAATTTTAATTATCAAAAAACCAGTAACAATTATTCTACGATTACTGAAAAATTTAAAATTTTAGTTTTTGGAAGAAACTACAACATATTAAAAATAGAAAATGGTATGGGTGGAGTATTATACTCTAGCTAATTTGTTTTACCATTTAACATTAATATGGTCCTTTAGTAGTTTTTTCGCCTGCTTAACAAAGCTTTTTAATTCAACATCCGTATATTTTTTTGTAATAGCATTAACTATATCAGTTTCATCCTCTACTAAAATGCAATTTTTCCCATCAATAAAAATATTCCCTTTAGCCATAACCCATTTTTTATTTAAAATCAATAACTGAGACGACAAAGACGCCGAGTGTTCTGATGATGTTGAAGTCAGTTTTTGGGGTTTTTGAGAAGTCCATGCCTGCATGGATTAATCCATGCAGGCATGGATC